CTATCTTAAGGACTTGAGGTACTTGTAGATCCTCCATGCTTTAATTCCAACTTCCTTGCCGTCGTTGGACTGAAGTGTCTTCGTATACCCCAAGAAGTCGGGGATGAGATCAGTCAGTCTCTTAGCTTGTTGCTCAACACGCTCTAAGAAACCAGGCAAACCCAAACCAAGTTTGTATTTATCCCCTTTAATGCAGAAATTGACGAACTCCTCGAAATATGGGGAATAATTGCAGTTCTCTATAATGGACCAAGCGCGTAGAGTCACTGCCTCCGGTCCCCATTCCTCAGGATCATAGAAACGCTCTTGAGCTAGCAACCTCCCTAGAGCGCGGAAGGTTGAGTAGACTCCGACCATAATGCCATTTTGACGGTAATTATCGTGGTGCCACCGCCTCAATACCACACAGTCATGTTTACTCACGTACTGCTTATCGGGATTCATTTCCTGCCCGTGCGACGTGTACGCTCGTATTACATCTTCGACTTTTAATCCAGGAGCGGACAATATCCCATCATCACCATAGGCCATTGAGTTGGGATTCAGCTCTGTACCTATAGATCTAGCTGCCTCATACTGCAGCGCTCTGTGAGCCAACGACTCATCAAAGTTTGTGCCACCCGATCCACTGCCCATCCCATGAGCGCCTGAGAACATCAGGTCCTCTGAACAAATCAGAGGTAGGTTGAACTTAACCGGATAGACATTATTGAACCACTCATGCAAATCGCCACTTGGACTAGCCAGGCCCTGTTCTATTTTCAACGCAGCATCTTGCATACACTTCCCAAAGTGCTGATCGAATTTGGAAAAGTCAGTGCAAATGACGTCGTCGCTAGCACCTTTAGTATCAAACAATTGCGTGACTCTTCGATCCACACACTCCATAGAGACGTACGCCGGGATCAGCTCAAATCGTTGGATAGCTTCAATCGCCGGTTGATAGAATGAGAGTTCATGTAAGTTCAGGAGTAAACTCATCATCCAGATAACTCTCTGCTTCACATCATCGTCCTGGATTCCACCTTCTTGGCCGCGCCACCCGAGGATAGCTGCAAGGTGGTACTCTTTCCCGTGCACAAGTCCGTACATCTGCTTATCTGCGAAACGTACGTGACACTTAATCGCGTCCTGGATGAAACGCTTACGCTTGGCAAACCAGGGATTGCCCGCGTTAGTGCTCAGGCGCATGTTATCGGCAGTCTTGGCTAGAGACCGCAGACGTATGCCTTTGATCTGCCGGAAGTAGTCAATTGTGTCATTAATTGCTGCTTCGTTCAGATCTTGCCCACCATAATCCTTATAGTAGGCTTCGATGGATTCAATCCTCTTGTTGAGCGGCAATTGGATTGACATTGGCCCTACTTTAGACTTCATATCCATCTCGAACTCATAGAGGCTAGGCCAACTCTCTTTAACGCCGAGCCGGTCTATCACCTTCTGCCATTCCGCAAGCACTGTGCTGCGAGGTTTACCCTTCCAAAAGGGCGGACGATAATCGTCCGGATTACCTGCGACTGTTCGCTGAAAATAAGCCCGCAGGCCGGGGTTTGGGAGTTCAAAGAACTCACCAAGGTCTGGTTGCTTCTTTTCCAAGCTAACCACTCCTTTCATGAATTTTTAG